AGGAGTCCCCAGGCGCCAGCCGTCCAGGTTCTTGTTGTATCGAGCCAGACCGTTCGTGCGCCGTGTCTGCGTCTTGCGGTCGGCCTGCAGGCCTTCGATCGACCGAACGTGCATGAAGATCGGTTTCGCATTCATGCCTGCTCTCCTTTGGCTTTGGCGAGGGCGGCGCGGGCTTGCTGCTCGGTCATGATTTGCTCCACCCATACATGACTATATAAACCAGCACCAAGCCACAAAAAAGGGCACCAGCCATCGCCCACGGAATCCACAATGGTGACAGCACCCACCACCAAGGCCAATCGATATGATCAGTTAGTTTGAGGGTAATGAATATAATTGTCAGCAGGCCGAAGAAGCCAATACCTCCGCTGCTTATGGTTCGTTCGCTCATGCCACCACCCTGTAATCCGTCCTGCGCTCAATCCCCAACACCGCCAGTGTCTCGTCGCTGGGGTCCGTGCGCTCGCCGTTGACCAGGCGATAGACGTACGATCGGTGCAGGCCGGTCTGCTCGCAGACTGCGCTGACGCCGCCGCGCTGGCGCACGACTTTATAGACTGCTTTGTCTAGCTGCATTTTTCGCCTCCGTGGGCAATGTATGGTGACTGTAGCGGCGACTAGTGGTATGTGTCAAGGCCGCTTCCATTCTGCCCGCTCGCCGCTCTCGACTTGCCCGATGGCATCATCGCGGCCCCACGCCGCCATGCAGCGATACCCCGCCGCCAGCATGGTGCGCCCGAACTCGCGCTGCGCCTCGGACAGCGTGCCCTGGTCGCTGCGCTTCATCTCGATCCACAGGCCGCGCTCGGGGGCGAACAGGTCCCAGACGCCGGGTAGCACGCCTTCGGCACGCAGCTTCCCCGCCGCTGCCTTGCCACGCCACCCGCCGTTGGGGATAGCGAACAGGAGATCAGGCTGTGTCCTGCGCCACCAGCTTACGAAACAGACCTGTTCGTAATGCTCAGAAGGGGACTTCTTGCTCATAGTCATTACAGGCATCCGGGGTTGCGGCGAAATCTTCTGGCGGCTCCATTTGGTATTCCTGGCATGTGCCGCGGTTATCATAGTGCGCGCACGTATGGCACATACGCGGCGGCCCCTGCGCGACCCATTGCTCGTAATCAACGAGAATCTGCGGCATCGGATGTCTCGGCATGGTTCCATCTCCTGTGTGTGACGCGATAGAACTTGCCATCACGCCTGTAGTTAACTTCGTCCGGAGGATTACCCTGGTTCATGGTATTTGCCACATCCTCCATGGCAATCTGTGTGCTCGGTAACTGAATGCCTGCCTGCTTGGCAATGTCCGCCATTTTCATGACGGCATTCTGCCCCGCGAACCCAGTATGGGTGATAGGGAAGTATTCGGTAATCGGTTCACCCGACAGGCTCTTGGGATAGTAGGTGACCTTTACCATCTCCTTGCCGCTGGACTTGCTTATGTGCTCACGCCACTGCCATGCGGAAACGCTCATGCGATCATTATCCAGACCCATGATGTCGGAGTCGTGCAGCCGGGTCTCGCATTTTTTCGGGTCGGATTGGAATTCGTAGCCGCAATCAGGGCATTGTTTCGCTGACAAATGCACGATTTCATGACATTCCGGGCAGACCTTGATCGGCGCTTCGCCCTCACCCGAGCGCGGGGCCGGCGGCTGTACGGCGGTAATTGGCCCGTGACGATCAATGTTGCCGGCGAAATCGAGCACCCGGCAGTGGTCGGCGTGTGATTTGGGGCGCATTCCACGGCCCGCCATTTGCACATACAGGCTCGGTGACAGGGTGGGGCGTACCATGGCGATCAGATCGATGTCCGGGTAATCAAATCCTGTCGTGAGCACATTGGCGTTTGTCAGAGCGCGAATTTCACCGTTTCGGAAGGCGCTGATGATCCGATTACGCTCGCCGCTCGGTGTGCCCCCGGTAATACAGGCGGCATGGATATCATTCTCCTGTAGTACTCGGCACATATGCTCTGCATGATCAACACCCGCACAAAAGATCAGCCATGCCTTGCGCCACTCGGCACGGCGGATGATCTCGGCAGCAACATCCTGATTCGTATTGTAGGTATCGACGGCGCGCTCGAGCTCACCGGCCACGTACTCGCCGCCACGCTTGTGCACACCCTCGGTCGATAGCTGTGTATCGGTATGCTTGGATCGCAGTGGCGCGAGAAAGCCCTTGTGGATCAGTTCCTCGATGGTCGCCGGCTCGATCAGGTCGGTGAACAGCGCGTCTTCTCCGTCCACGATGCGGCCCTCGCCAAGCCGCCACGGCGTAGCCGTGAACCCGATCAGGCGCAGGTGCGGGTTAGTCTGCATCAGTTCGCCGATCAGTTGCCGATAACGGCCCTGCTGGCGCGTGTTGATCAGGTGACACTCGTCGATGATGATCAGATCGACATGCCCGATGGCTTGCGTCTTGTTGGCCACCGACTGAATACCGGCGAAAGTGATCGGCTCATGTAATATGCGCTGGCGCAAGCCGGCGGAATAGATACCCATCGGGGCGTTGGGCCAGGCCGAGCGCATCTTGGCGGAATTTTGCTCGATCAATTCACGGACATGAGTCAACATCAGAATGCGCGTGTCGGGCCATGACTGCACGGCATGGCGGCAGATATCGGCGATCACATGCGATTTGCCCGAGCCGGTTGGCATGACCAGGCACGGGTGGCCGATCTTGTTTTTCTCGAACCATGCATATAGCAAATGGATGGCTCGTTGCTGGAAGTCACGGAGCATCGATAATCTCCCGACTGTCCACCCCGGACTCCCCCACCGTCACCCACTCCCCATTGATCTCGAACAGGCCGGAAATTCCGTTATCCGGACTCTCACCCATCTTCCACGGCACGAGATCCGGATGCGGGACATGCGAACGGCAGCCCGTGCGTTGCCATTCCAACGGGATGTCCGATGCCCATCGCCCGCAATGCCAGCCGGCCTCGGTCGGGGTGGCGTGCGCGCAGGTGCGGCAGTTGACTTCCCGTGTTCCCTGACCCTGGTGGCAGAAGGCGTGCGCCGGGCACATCTTGCATTGATACCAGGATGGGTCGGTGCTCACGGGCTCGGGCATTCTTTCATCCATTGACAGGCGCAGTCCGAGCGCAACATAACGTTGTGCCAATACTCTATCCATTCGTATGCGCTCGACGTAAATTTGATCGTCGTCCTTGCACACGGCGACGTAGAGAGCGCGATCAATACCGGCGCCGTACATGTACAACTGGCACTGAACCCAATGCTGGAATTTGGATTTCTCCACGCCGTGCTTGCACAGATCGGAGAATGACTTGGCGCTGTGCGTTTTCATCTCCAAAACATGCGGCTTGGCAGGCGCCTCCGGTACGCCGAATTCGATGATGCCGTCCATGCTGCCCGAGACGTGCGCGGAGAATGACACGCGGTGCTGGCCGTTTTCCTCGTCGCGGATGACCAGGCCAGCCGCTTGCAAATCTTCAAGCAACCGTTCTTCTTCATCCTGTCCGCGACGAAACAGGCGAAGAATGCGCCCCGCATGCTTTTCGATGACAGCCCAGCGGAACGAAAGCCATAACCACCGATCGCACGGATGTCCGAGTTGGCTCACGCCCATGTGCAGGCGTGGCGGTTCTCGTTGCGCCTCCAGTGCGGCGTAAATGCGTGCCGGCAGGTTGTCGGTTGGGGGTGGGATTTCGGTCATGGTGCCTCCAATGTGGGACATCCCTGTCCCTGTGATTCCTTTATCTCACCGCTGCCAAGGGGGCGCCGATGCCGAGGGCTCCGACTGCGCAGGAGCAGATGGGACAGGTGCCGGGCTGCCCTTGGGCGCCTTGAACTGCTTCACCTCGTTGCTGTCGCCATACGTCTCATCGTGCTTGATCTTCACCGACACGATCATTTGCCCGCCGATCAACTGATCGGTATCCGAAACCTGTGACAGGCCGACAGCGCGCATGATAGAGCCCAACTGCTGGCGCCCGATCTCCTCAGCCTTCGGATTCGGATTGCGGATGTTGATGTTGGCGAACAGCACGCGCCCTTCATAAGACGGGCCGATCACATCAAGGCGCAACTTGATGTACTGACCGGTGCCGGCCTTGGTTGTCTCGAGGCTCGCCTCGGTAGTCTTGACGTGATAGTCGCCCGCCGGAATCGGGGAGAAGTCCGGTGCTTCCGGGGTATCGTTGACGTTGATCGTTTCGTTCAGGTTAGCCATTGTCGGCTTCCTCCTTCGGTTCAATGGAAAAGCTGGGGCGGCCCGGCTTCGTCGTGATAGCCGATGCCAGCGGGGTGGTGATTTCTGGCGCTGCATGTTTCCACGCCGACAGGTTGATCTCCGCACGCCAGCGGAACAGGGCCTCAAGGTGATCATTCAAGCCATTCGCCGCCGCTGCTTCACGCAGCTTTTCGGTATCTACCTTGCGGTTCATGCGTCCGACCAGCTTGATATGGAACTCGCTCGCTTCCGCGCTCTCGGTGCCCTCGAATGTCTCGGGCAGACCGATCAGTGACAACATGCGATCCTCGGCAGCACGCCGGGCCTCGATGGCTCTGCGTTCGGCCTCCTTGGCCTCGCGCCACCGGTGGCAGGCTTCGTCCAGGTCTTTCATGCCGACTCTCCACGGATCTTGCGGATCACGGCGCCAAGGTCAGGCGGCTCCCACATATCAAGGCATCCGCTGCGATCCTTGGCGAGCCATAAACCATCGGTATCGCACATCAGTGCGCGCTGAGCGATGCCCTCGGCATCCTTCTCGACACGCAGAGCCAGCACCTCGTCGAAGAAATACGGCAGTGCCTGACCGGTCTTGTTGCCGGGCATGCTCGGCGCATACAGCATGCGTCCCTGCTCATCCTGTGCCTTCTCCAGCTTGGCCGTGAAATAGACGTGCTTGGATGGCAGGTCCCGGAATGCACGGATGAGATCGCCCATCTGGTGCTGCATCTCGCCGTATGCCTGTCGCGGGTCCTTGGCACGCTTCATTTCAGCAGCCAGCACGGTCTCGCCGATCTCCGAGATCGAGTCGAGACACACGGACTCGAAGCTTCCGGCTTCCTCGGACTGTGCTGCCCACTCGTAGGCCTCGTGTAGCGTCTGGATGGTGTCGATTTCAACGAAGGGAATGTCTGCGCCGGCGATCGACAGCAGACCGCCTTCGGCGGACAGTACGATCGGTGAGGGCAGGGTCGGGATCAGGCTGGTTTTACCGGACCCAGCTTGGCCATACACCAGGACCTTGACGTTGCCCGACGACAGTGATCCCGTGGATTTCAGGCTGATAGCCATGTCGCTTACCTCTTTCGTTAGCCCCGGTCGGCGGTTTTGCCGGTTGGGGATCATTGACAATCCTAGGGGCCGCCGGTACGCTTGTCAAGCCAGTTTTTGGAGCAGCCTCGCGATGACCAAACAAGAAGCAATCGAGTATTTTGGTGGAACCAAGGCGCTGGCCGAGGCGCTTGGGGTCTGGCCGCAGGCAATCTATTATTGGCGGGAGCATCCCCCGCCGCTGCGCCAGTATCAGATCGAGGAATTGACACAGGGCGCACTGCGCGCGGACAAGACGACAAAGGGAAGCGCGTAATGGTGGATTTGACCAACGTGCTCGGCGGCCCATGGTCGCCCCATGAACCTACACCAGAACCCGCCGAGACGCAGGTTCGCAACGCGATGGCCGAGGCCGGGCTCGATCCGCCAGAAGCAATCCACATCGACGGCAAGCTCCACCGATTCGCTACCAACGGCAAGAAAGGGGATGATGCCGGCTGGTACATCCTCTATCCCGACGGCGTGCCGGCCGGTACATTTGGGAACTGGCGCGACGGCATCCAGCAGAACTGGCGCATGGATGTTGGCCGGTCGTTGACCGCCGCGGAGGAAATGGCATTCAAACGCCGCCAGGATGAGGCCCGCACCGAACGCCGGCGACAACATGAATTGCGTGAAGCCCAGGCTCACGATACCGTCTCCGAAATATGGCTCCATGCCGGCGCCGCGGCTCCGGATCACCCCTACCTTCAGAGAAAACGTATCCAGCCCAACGGCGCACGCGTGACCGGCGACGGCCGCTTGATCGTGCCGTTGTATGCGCCCGATGGACAGCTTGCCAGTCTGCAATACATCGATTCCGAGGGCGCCAAGCAGTACCACGCCGGCGCCTCGGTCAAGGGCTGTCAATACACCATTGGCGTGACCGACGATGCTGATACACTCTACATCGCCGAGGGATTCGCTACCGCCGCCACGATCCATGAGGCTACCGGAAAACCGTGTGCGGCGGCCTATTCGGCCTCCAATCTCTCCGCAGTCGCCGAGTATTGGCGCGCGGAACTCGGCCACCATGTCGCGCTGGTGGTTGTTGCTGATGCCGATGATCACAACGTAGGGCGCCTGTATGCCGACCAGGCAGCCAGCCGCAGCGGCGCGCGTGTCGTGATCCCGCCGGTCCCCGGCGATGCCAATGATTACGCGCTGGCCGGTCACGACCTTTACGCCCTGCTGCACCCGCCTCGTAATGAATGGCTGATTCCGGCGGACACCATGAGCGAGCAGCCGGCGCCCATTCGTTGGCATGTCAAGCGATGGTTGCAAGCCGAGGCGATGATCATGCTTCACGGGCCGCCGGCGTCCGGCAAGACGTTTGTGGTCATGGATATGGTCATGCGCGCCGCGGCCGGTTTGGATGACTGGTTCGGGTACCGCGTATCACGCACCCCCGTCGTCTACCTGGCCGGAGAGGGCCACCACGGCATGCGTGGGCGCATTGCAGCCTGGAAGCAGGCGCACAGCATCCGGACATTGGACATGTGGGTCAGTGCCTCCGGTTGCGGCCTGAATACTCCGGAGGGTACCCAGAAAGCCATCGAGGCTGTGAGGGATCTGTCTGATCCGCCAGGCATCATCGTGGTGGATACCTTGCACCGGTTTCTCGAGGGCGACGAGAACAGTGCACAGGATGCCCGCGCCATGCTCGAGGCCTGTGCCAATCTGATGGGTGAGTTTGGCTGTACAGTGGTGCTGGTGCACCACACCGGTGTTTCCGAGGAAGCCCAGCACCGGGCGCGAGGATCGTCGGCATGGCGCGGGGCGCTGGATATCGAGATCAGCGTGATCCCCGAGAAAGCAGAATGTCCCGGCGAGATCGTTCAGCGCAAGGCCAAGGATGCCGAGGTAGCTGATCCCGTCTATTTCAACCTGGAGGCTGTAGAAATACCAGGCTGGGTAGACGAGGACGGGGACCGGGTGACAAGCGCAGTGCTACGGGAAGCGGACGAACCGGAGAATAAGGGGGCAGGGCGCGACGATCCTGTTTCCCGACAACTGAAGCGCCTACAACGCGCCTGGTGGTCAACAGGGGCTGAACTGGCCGACGGCAACCCCTATGTCAGTCGCTCGGGCCTCAAGGCATGGATGGAGTCGGAAGGCATGAAACCGGGCAGCATCAAGAATGCGCTCGCGCCCAACGGGAAATTCGGGGTTCACATGATTGCAACCCTTCTGGACGGGGAAGCGATCAAGAAGTCACATGACGGTTTTGTAGTTTGTGACCCGGAGACAGCTTCTAGCTGGTTGATTATGCGGGGAAATTCGTGAAAAGTCACATAAGTCACAGTGGACTATTGTGACTCCCGGTTGCGATATCTCGTCAGAGTCACAATTGCGTAGATTCCGTATTGTGACTTTTTCTCTTTATAAGTCATTGTTTTTTAAGAAAAGTCATAGTGAGTCACAGTAGAGTCACAGTAGTCATTGTGACTTTATGGGACGAAACGGCGGAGAGAGTCACAGTAGCGGACAACCCCCCCCCTTTTATTAGGGGGTGTCCGGTTACTGTGACTCCCGACGTGGGCTGTGTTGATCCGGCGCCAATGTTGATTTATTCTGTCCCCTTTAGAGATTACCTAAAGGGGGTAAAAGATGAAGGCATATCAGGGCAATCCGGAAAACGAACCACCATGGGAAGCGGGTTCCGTGATCGGAGACGGGGAAGGCGGTGCATGGATTATCTGTTCCAAACCCTCGAATCATCCGAAATGGACAACCATCAAACTGGCGTGTGCGGGGCAGGCATCACGAAAAGCCAATTACTGGATGGGATGGGACGGCGAGCGTGTCAGCGAAAGCCGAGATATGAGAATGATGCGCGAGTATCGCCCAGAACTGGCTCGGCAACTGGAAGCGGCGCTGTATGAGAAAAGCCACGGACAAACCGGATAACACCAACTCGGGGCAATGGTGTGCCTACTGTGCGGAACCATCGGAGGCCGCCGAGATTCGTCGCCGGATCGCCGAGTGTCCCGTGAACCTGCGGGCTATCGTTCGCAGCCATTGCCGTACCGTCTGGGCACTCAAGAGCCACCCATGATCCCACGAACCCACCATCACACCCACACGGCGGCCCACAGCTGGCGATCGGGTATAGGGCGCACCCATGGGGGCACGTCAGGCCAAAAACCGCTCACAGCCGCTCTAACGGGATATGGCACAGGACGGACGCGCACCGCCCGGCGGCATACGGGGTTGCGTCAAGCGCTTGACAGGGAGCGCGGCAGGGTATAGGCTGTGTACATGGTCGCGACAGGGAGCGGCCGTG